TGACCGCTTTCATGATGGGCCGAGATGTCGTCCAGTAGCTCGGAACCGTGGATGAGTGGATCGTAATTGCGTGGCCGATCAGGCTGTCGTTCCTCAAGATCGATGGGAACAAGGACCCCATCGCGGATCAGCTGCTCAAGCCGCACACCGAGATACGGTCTCGATGAACGGCGTGGCGGGAACCACGGAGGCTCGGCCCATTTAGCCTTTATGTCTTCGAGCAGCATCGCTTTTGTCCTCACTGGCTCGGAACTGTGAATTGGCCCTTGTTTTGGCGGAGCGACCGCGCGCGTGCGGCCTCTAGACCCGATTGCAGCTTGCCATTAATTCGCTCGATGTCGGCACACGCCGCAGTAGGAACGTGCGATCGGCCTGGTCTGCTCGGCGATGCCGTTCGAGCGCAACGAGCCTCAGCACAGGCAGTCGCAAGCAGCAACCGATTGAAAATATACTCCTGAACGCAGTTCCAAGCAATGACAGTCTACTGTTTGATCGGCGTCGACCTCGCAAACTGCTCTGTCACGATGCGCGCCGCCTCGGCTTCGGTGGCAATCCCAACCAGCTCCGGCGCCATGGCGGGGATGAGCCGCCGAAAATGATCGCCAACGAGGGCGAGTACCTGGTCCCGGACAGTCTCGACGGCGCCGCGGGGAATTTCGTCGCCGAAATACCCGGATAGGATTTGCGCTGCCTCGACCATTGCCTCAGCCGCAACCCGATGCAGCTCGGCGGCACGAGCATCATGCGGCTCGACGGCGCCGGCGACCATGTACCGTGCGGCACGGCAGATTGCGTCATCAGCTTGCTTGTTTTTCGTCGTCATCTTCGATTCCGGCAACGGGTGCCCGTTTCGCGCGCCGGGCGGCTTCGGCCTCAATGCGGCGTAAAGTCTCGCGCTCTTCCGTTTGCGAAACGGCGGTTAAGACCTCGCGGACCCGATCGTCGAGGAGCGCCTGCACGGCGGGTGTCGAGGGCGCGGCGTGCAATTGTGGCGCCAACCGCGCACCGAGGGCAAGGAATGCATCGCGCACGGTCCTGAACGTGGTGCTGACCACGTCCACGCACGCGTCGCGAGGCAGGAGCTTGCCTTCGCGCTCCAACCGCGCCTGCCGCGCAGCGAGCGCGCGTTCCTCGGTGAGCCGGGTTCGCGCCCGATTCCAGGCGTCCGGCCCGGCGCCGCGCTTGCGCATGGCCCGAACGTACATCGGAATGCTCTCGATCGAGTACATACCGCGCTCGGCCTTCAGGATCGTGCCGTCACGCTCCAGCTGGTTGACATGCCCAGAAGTCAGGCCAAGCAGATAGCGCATGTCGGCCAACGAGATTTTGTCCGGAAGTGCAGACTTTGGCCCTGGTTTGCTCATTTCGTTATTCTATGCCGTGCATATATGATCACAAGCGGACTCTCAGCAGACCCCGCAGGGGTCGGCGGACTCCGCAGTGGCACCCTCCGTCGATTAGGACCCCAGTCCTATGAGAGCGGTGTCCCTCCGGAAGACATAGCGGAGGGCTGAAGCGGGCACGGGAAGACCAACCCGCGGCTCCGAAACACCCGCGCAAAACAGGATGGTTCGCTGCCAAAATAGAAGACGCTATGCGGATGCGATGGCGACGACGATCCAGGGGTCAGGGCACCATCAACGACCTTTAGAAAGCGGACACGGCGTCGCAGGAAACAGAGCGCGCTGCATTGCTCTGCTGCCGCTTGCCACCATTGAGTCTCGGTCGAGCTGTTAGTCAGGAGTACGGCTTGGCGCAAGTTGCCGATATGGCGTTCGTGCAGCAGCTTGATGACGAAGAGATCGATGACCCTGGCTGCATACGGCGGATTGAGGAAGATACGCCCTCGCCACGGTTGCGATAGCCCATCATCGTCTATCGTGAAATAATGAGCCGCCCGAACCGGCGCTGCCGCCTGCTGGGCATCCGACGACGCCGGATCGAGGTCGATGCCACCACCCATAGCCTCGGCTGAGGCCGTTAGTAGCCAGCCCGGCGTGTACCACTCAACATTGCCAGTCCAGGTACGCGCCCGCGTCACCTGGCGCACGGGGATGGGCAGGTCATGCCGTTTCTGGACAACATTTTTCTCCAAGGCTCTCTCCTCTGGGTTGAAATACAGCACCACCCCGCCCGACGGTTGTGCCGGCAAAGGCCTGCCTATGATCAGGATTTGGAATTCCGGAGCGTCAGGCTGCGCCCGGCAGCCCTGTGCCACGTTTTATGGATTGCGGCAGCCGGCCAGGACGAGCCCGATGTGGCCGACAGCGAGGCCGTGAAGGCGAGATCCACCGCGGCGGTTGGCTCTGAGGCTGAGGTCCGGCTACGACCGTAACCCGGCGCCACGAGGGCAGGAGAGGGTTGTCGTCGAGAGCCAGGATTTCCCAGCTGCAGCCGTCCGCGAGCAGGCGTACGGCATAGAGAGGCGGCATAGCCGCGAGGACTGAAGCCTTCCTCTTGAGGCGGGTATGCGAGCGGCTGCCGGACATGAGGGGTAGCTATGCACCTCTGCCCGCCGGTAGTAGATGATCGGTAAAAATAGGGCTCCTAAAAACTTTTGCAAAAAAAGCTTCCTTCCTAAAGCTCTCTTGTTCTTCTTATTTTAATAGGTAGAGTAAGTATAATAGGTGATTTCAGGGGGTAAAAGGGTAAAAAAGCTTCCTGTCAAAGAGCCTCGAAGGAAGCTTTTTTTGCAAAAGTTTTATAGAGGCCGTTTATCAGCTATCACCTACTACCGGCCGGAGTGCCTCGCCTCCCGGTCCTGCTCGACGAGCGCTCTCGCAGCCGCCTCTCGTTGCGGTGGCGACAGACAAGCTCGGGCGTATACGGCTCGTCTCTCCTTGAACTTCCACGCTCCGTCTTTCGCCTCGGGGTTGCGAACGACCTCGTAGCCGTTTCTGGACATCCGGTGCGGGAAGGCACGGCGGTTGCGGCGGTCCATCAGCCACTCCGAAATCGCACCGTTTGCCGCAGCGATCATGCCGATCTGGGTGACCGCATCCGGGCGAATGGTCTTGTCGGGGTCCTTCGGATCAGACTTGCCCATCGCGTCGAGCAGATCGGCAAGCTCGGCATCCTCTGGGGCGAGGCCGACGTTGACGATCGCCCAGAACGCTTCCGTCTGCGGCGGCGGCGCCTTATGGTCGAGGCCGGAAAGATCGCGCGCGTGGAGGAAGGCGGCAACGTGGCCAAATCCGCCTTCGTGCAAATACCAGTGCCAAAGGTTAGTCCAGTAGCCAGGCGCAAAATCCTCTTTTACTGAGTAAGACCAAGCCACGTAGTGTCGTCGGTCGTCTGCCGGCAAATAGATGCCGTCGGTGCGGTGGTTTGTCGTGAGAACGAAACCTATCGCGTTGAAGACGTAATACTCCCGGATGTATTTTTCGTTGACCCTGATTACGTCTGGTGGGACCGCCAGATAGATTTTGGTCCGGTCGTAGAAATTGTACCGGCTGGCTTCGCCTAGATCACGCGCCTCATTCACCCGGAGGATTACGGAACGAGTATAGGCATTGAACGACGCCAGCAGGTGGCTCGGCGTCACGTCGTGAAAATTCCAGCAGCCGACCGCGTGCTTCAGCGGTTCGAGAAGGCTGTCCTTGCCGATACCCGGCGGACCTCCGAGAACGAGCCCATGGTTGATCTTTTCGCCCGGCCGCTGCACCCGGTGGGCGAACCAGTTGAGGCAATGCTCCGCCTCCTGCGGATAGATCCGCCGCAAGTGGTTGATCCACGGCCCCGCCTGCCCCGGATTGCCCAGCTCGATACGCGGCGGCTCGTACAGGTTGAAGATCTGCACTCCTTCGCGCTCGGTCCAGCCACCCTCCTTCACCAAGCGACCTTGGATGAGCTTCGGCTCCCCCGGGCACCACGCCAGCTGCTCGACTGCCCGGTTCTCGTCGAGCCACTGCGACGGCTTGATCAGGACCGGCTTGCCGTCGCGCATCTTTGGCCGCCCGTGCCGGTCGAGCACCGGCACCGGTGGCAGCTTCGCATTGACCCCGCCCCGCACCCAAGGCTCCCGTGTGGGAATAAACACGTAGTCGTGCGTCGGCAGGTAGGCTACGAAATCGTCAATCGTGATCCCGTCGCTCGGCGACAGTGGTGCTGTCGCCGGCGAATAAGTGTCCTCGATAAAACCATGCTGCTCCTGCATTACGCTGCTCCTTTCAAAATGAGGTCGTTGAAGTCGTCGCCTTGTTGGTGGGGGGTGAGGCAGACCACGCTCCGCCCTGCGGCGGTCCAGCGCTCCTGGCAGAGCTTGGCTGCGGCCTTGCCGGGGTCGTCATGATCGACGAGCACGATCAGGCGCTCGACCCCCGGCAAGACCGGCAGCTTCCCGAGAGCGTCGCTGCTCATGGCCGCCCAGGCCGGTTGTAGGAACTCTCCGCGGTGAACCACGCGGGTGGCGGCCGCGAGGGTCGTCTCAAGCCCTTCGCCGATGACCAGCGTCGGCCCGATCGGCCACAGCTTGATCACGCCAGCACGGCCGAGCATCCGCCGTTCGAGCTTCTCGATCCGGCCGTCGCGCTCGTGGAGAGCAATGCGCTGGATGCCAACCGGGGCACCAGTCAGCGGGTCGCGCATCAAGGCTATCAGGCAGGGCTGCGTCGCTCCCGGACCGAATACGCAATTGGGGTGGAAGCGCAGCGCCTGATCGACGTCCGCTGGCAGCCGGCTGAGGTCTGTGTCGCGGGTTTCGTCGAGATACCGCTCGGCGATCGAGCCAAACAACGAGGTCGCCGAGGTCCAGATGCGTTTGACAAAGGCGAGCTTCTCGGCCTCGTCCTGGTGGCCGTTCTGCGGGGTAGCGGCTGATGGTCCTGGCCAGTCTCGAACGTACGCGATTGCCTCGGCTTCGGTCATGCCCTCGATGCGGACCAACCAATCGAGACGGCCGCCGTGAGCTCCGCACGAGAAGCAATGGTAATGGTCGGGGTAGACTTGGAGGCTCGGGACGGCGTCCTCGTGGAACGGGCAGGCGACCTTGTTGTCGCCGCTGAGCGGCAGGGTCACGAGATCTGTGAGTGGAGCCTCGTGATCAGAGAGCTCGACGACGTAATCGCGCTCGTCCGCACGCTCGGCTGCGACCGGGTCGTCCTCCGGTTCGACGCTGTCGCGGACCTCGCCCACATAGACGTCAACCGCCTGCTCCAGCACCGTGTCCTCTGGAGCAGGCGTAACAAGCGGCTCGGCCGGGTGCTCAGGGGCTTCGAGATAGTGCGGACCTGAGTGCACCTTACCGCCGAGCGGCAATCCGGTAGCAGCCCACCGGGGCGGCTTGAGCAGGATATCGAGGAATTCCTGGTCAGAGAGCGACCCGACCGGGACTTCGGCCGTCACTTCGTCATGGCAGTGGAATACGACCGAAATGCCGCAGGTCTCGAACCGCTCGACTGCCGCGGCGAGAAGATCCCGCGCAACGCCCTGGACGACGTTCTCCGCGAGCGTCCCAAACCAGGCCCGATACGGTTTCCATTGTCCGCGCGCGTTATCCTTGAACTCGATATCGGATGGCGCGTCCTCAAATTTCGCTGGGATCAGCCGCGCTTCGGGATAAGTGATTGCCCGGCCACTCGGCAGGGTGAGCGTCAGGTTGCCGTTCTCGTAATTGGCAATGATCGGCGGCTGCGGTGGAGGCGCAACCAGGATTGATTGACCGGTCCTGATCGTGACCCGGGCAGCGCGAGCCAGATCCGCCCAGAACTTCCGGGTCGCCGGGTGGGCATTGCGCCACTGCCGGATGATCGCTTTGATCTCATCGTCGGTCCGCGGATCGTGCGGAACGATACGGCGCCAGGCTCCGACCCCACCGCCAAATCCACTCGCGAGTTCCCCTGCCTTGCCGAGTTGCCGCTCTTCCTTGCTAATCTCTGCGTCTGCCGGTTTCTGCAGCATACGCCGGGCAATGACGCGGTACGGTTCGAGTCGTACGTCGCCGGTCCGTTGGAAGGTCTGATACGCGATGAGCTTCCAAGTCTCGTTGCTGAGCCACGCCAGGACGACGCTCTCTATCGCACTAAAGTCACCGCTCTTCAGCTCATTGCCGGGACCAGCACACAGTGCGGCACGTGACAGGTCGCCCAACAGGCTGAGCGGATTGCCGTACCGCGCAATCTCGGCCCGGTTGCCGGCGCGAATATCATCGACAACCGTGAGCGGCAGTCCGCTCTCGTTCTTCTTCAAGTTTTGTAATTGCGGGCCGAGGCCCGACCACCTGCCGGTCGCGCTGCCCCAGAAGCGCAGCGTACTGCGCATCCGGTCATCCGCCGGCGATGCATAAGTCAGCATTTTCTTGAATTTGTTGACCGCAGCCCGCGCTCCGGTGCGGCGCAGCTTCAGCAGTTCCTCGACGTAATCGTCCGGTTTATTGGCGAGCACCTGGGCGACTGCGCGCTTCGTCAACGAGGTCATCTGGTGACCGCGAGCATTGATCGCCTTGAGGAAGCGATCGCGTTGATCGACCGACGTGATGGCGCCGAGCGTTAGCTCTGCAAGCCGGATGTTGACCGCTGCGCGCTCGCGGACCGCAAGATCACGCGCCGCTTCGGCGAAGGCGCGATCGAGACGAACGCCCCGCTCGTTGATGGCGATGTCCTGCAATTGATAGTAGCGTTCGCTGTCGCTTAGCGGCGGAAGCTTCGGCGAATTCCAGACGGCTCGGCAGGTCACGACGTCGAGTTTGCAGCGCTCGTACAGCAGCTGCAGCTTGACCGGATCTTCGTCCCAACCCGGAACAGTTGTCGGTTTGCGCTTGCGTTGCACTTTCGGCCGGCTGACCGCGAGCATGGCCTTACGAGCAAGAGGATCCTTCCGATACGGCAAGGCGAGCGCCTGGGCGAGAAGGTCGAGTTCGGGCGGGTATCCGTTAGCGAGCGCGAGCCTTTGCGAGCAGTGCCAACGCTCCGGGGCGAGCAATGCTGAAGGAAAACCGTGGCGCGGAACAAGGATGTGCTCGAAGATCGCCCGCTCGAAACTGAAGTTGTGCGCGATCAGACAATCCGGGATTTCCTGCGATACCGCAGGCAGCAGATCTCCCGGCAGCCAAAGCTGCGGTTCTTCGTTGTCGAGCGCCCAAGCGAGACAGAGCACGCTCGTCGAAGGATGGGTCGCATATGTGTGCGCTCCGCACTCGCGCAGGTTGGCAACGCTGCGGGTCTCGATATCGATGAAGGAGGTATCCATTAAGGGGGCGTCCTCTCGCTCGAAGAAATGAAAAAGCCGGGAGCGCCAAAGCTCCCGGCTGCTGCAACACTCGGTACTTTCTTGAAGGAAGAATTACGCTGCCAGCTCCGTCTCGCGTGCTTCCTGGCGGCAGACCTCGCACCGGCAGAGGTTCTGGCGCTCCCGCTCCCAGAATTTCTTGTCGTTATCGTCGGGAGCGGCAAGCTCCTGTTCAATCTGCCGCCGAACGCTGCGCGGTTCGCAGTCCCAATATGATGCCGGGTCAGGACCTACGATTTTCTCAGCCAATTCCTCGGCAGCCTGACGCAAGCTTGTGAGCAGATCCCAAGCAGCGATACATTTGCGCTCACAATACACGTTCGACAGGTCGCTGGTAAAAGGTTCTGCGTGTTTGATTTCGTTGATGAGGTGCTCAATCACGACCTCTGCGGTGGTTTTTCCGTATTTGAACGTATCGACGGGCATTGTGCCTCTCTCCTTTGCGACAGAAAAGAACGGGGCGCCGCTCGTGCGAACGGCGCCCTGATTGGCAGCAAGGTCGCTAGGCCGCGGGTTGCTTCTGATCCCACGGCAGGTCGTCGAGACTGTCGTCGAGGACTTCTTCGGTGGTCGGCTTTGGCACGTCACCCATGACCGCCAAGGTGTAATCGGACAACGTCACCGGGCGCTTTGGCTGGCGTGGTTTTGGTGTTTCGACTGGAGGCGCAGGTGGCGTAGGCGCCGGTGCTGGCTCCGGGTTAGCGCTCTTTCGGCTGCAGGACCTGCGGATAGTTCTCAATCCCGAAGTGTCAACGCCGGAATAAAAATGTATCGGCTTGCCGGGGTAAAAATGCATCACGGGCCTGATGCAACGACTGCGGTCTTTAGCGGTACCGGCAAGC